ATATGAATTACCTGATGAACCAAAATCAGTACAGTTAGGAGTTCGATTTGAAGCACCACAAAAGTATTTTCAAAAACTTATTGACGTAAGTTATGATTTCAAGTTATATCAAAAGTTTGATGATGTAAGTTTACGTTCATTTTGTACAAACAATAATGCTGCTTATGTTGCAGTAGAAGAAACTTATGGTGATGTTACTTATAATGGACACGCTAAAAAAGGTGAAGAATACAGAAATGACATGACTAACTTTGGCATTATTATGGAAATCAAAGGTATTGAAAATCCATTTGAATGGAGTCGTAATGTTGTGTCTAAACTACAAAAAGACGGTACAGGATTATATTACAGTCCATCAAGAGTAGCAGGTATTACATCAGAAGGTGAAATGGTTAGTAGCCATCCCGTTGTAGAAACATCTCAAATTGAAGAAGCTATGGGTGATTATTGGACTTACATTAAAAACTTTATTGATGACATGGATAAAGTATTTGATTTTGGTGATGATTGGGGAGTTTATGTGCCTGAAGTAAAATATCTTTCACCTGAACCACTTGTTAACTATAAAAATTTGAGTCTTACTAAATACCCAAATGTTTATTTTGTGGGAGATGCACTATCAGCAAGAGGAATTACAGTAAGTGGTGCTCATGGAATATACGTTGCTGAGTCTTTACTTAACGATAAATACCATCTAGAAGATGTATGGTATGATGGAGATTTAACACTTTTTATTTAAACTATATACAACAAGTTATGCAAACAATTAAACTAAAATCAATTGATGGTAGAGTTATTTATTACTTTAACAATGATGAACGTAGAGTATTACACAGTTGGGATAACCCGGCAATGATCTATCCAAAAGATCAAAAGAAAAAACCAGAATATTATCTTTTTGGAGAACGAAAAACTAAAGAACAGTGGGAAGAAGCTAAAAGAGACTTTAATGGCATTCCTCCATCAAAAGATCCACGTTACGAACAATCAATGAAATAATATGAAAATAGGTTTAACAGGTACAATGAGTGTAGGCAAAACTACATTAGTAAATGCTTTAAGAGCACATGATTTTTTTAAAAATTATGAAACTGCTACTGAACGAAGTAAATACTTAATGAGTTTAGGCATTCCTCTTAATACTGATAGTACTTTAAAAGGTCAATTTATATTTTTAGCAGAAAGAAGTACTGAATTGATATTTGACAATATTATTACAGACAGAACTATATGGGATGTTTGTAGTTTTACAGCTTTATCTGAAAGTATCCCTAATAGTCAAAAGTATGATTTTGAACATGCTGCAATGAATCTTAAAGATGAATATGATTTAGTAGTATATGTAAAACCTGATGGAGTAGAAATAGAAGACAACGGAGTTCGTGAAACCAATAGTGAATACAGAGATCAAATTGATTATCAAATTCAAAATCTTTTAGAAGCATATCCACCTAAAAATTTACTAGTAGTAAGTGGATCTACAGAAGAACGTGTGAAAGCTATATTTGAACATATTTATACTAAAATGTAAATATGGACAATATAGACTTTTCAAACGATTTATTTAGAAAAATGGTACAAGCTTTTAAACCTCAATCAATAAATGAGGTAGAAGACGTACAAGAAGCCGTACCTTTTAAAAAACACGCTTTTGGTGAAATGAAACTAAAAGATAATGATGTTAAACTTAAAGAAGATTCTTTAGATGAAGTAGATCCATCTTCTTTAGTAGTAGGTAAAGAATATGACTATACAGGAACTATACCTGGAGATGGAGAAAGAGGAGAAAATAATTTAAAATTAAAATATAAGGGTACAGTAAAAGATTCTAAAGGAACAACATATCATTTATTTTCAGATGATAAAGGAAGTTCAGGAGTGTTTGGAGACGAAGGTATTAAAACAAATTTTAAAACTCCTGAAGAATCTATGAGAGATAAATTTGATATGTGGAGAACATCATTAGAAGAAGAAGATTTTGATGTTAATGATGATCTTAAGACAATGTCTGATTTAGGATTATAATATGAAAAACCCACCAAGTGTTTTGATTTTAGTTGTTATAATAGTTGTATTATATTTTTGGTTTCATAAACCAACCCCACATTATTCTAGCGATAAAGAACAACAGTATTACAATACTATAGACAGTTTAAATAAAGAAATAGCTAAAGATAAACAAAAAATAGCTAGTTTAGACTCAGTAAAAAATATTTTAGCTGCTCAAATAGCTAAAGATAAAAAAGATTTACAATCCTTTGCTAAAAAAGCTGCGGAATATAAAGAACAATATGAAGAAGAACGTAATCGTCTTAATGGTATGTCTAATGCTGACATTGCCAGTAAGTTCACAAAAACTTTTAAATGATACTAATGTAGTAGTACCAGTTTCTGCTTTAAGGAATGCATTAGAGGTAAAAGTAGAACGAGATTATTTAAAGCAACAACTTACTGTTAGCAGAGATACCATTAAAAGTCAGTCTAGTATTATTAAATCACAAGATTCTACAATAAAAGTTAGTGATATTCAAATAGCTTTATATAAGAAAAATGAAACTAGACAGGATAGTGTAGTTACTAGTTATAAAGGTGTGATAACAGAAAAAGAAAATCAAGTAAGTGATTTACAAACCAAATTAAATAAATCCTATATACTTACTGGTGTAGTAGCAGCAATTAGTATATTTTTAATAGTATTGTTATGAGCGAGTCAAATGATATTCCAAAACAGCTTTCCATAAAAGAAGCTATTCAACAAGAACTTCTTAAATGTAAGCAAGATCCTATTTATTTTTGTAAAAAGTATTATATGATTCAACACCCTACCAAAGGTAGAGTTCATTTTAATTTATACCCATTTCAAGAAAGTGTATTAAGACTATTTTTAAAAAATAAATTTAGTTTAATAAATAAATCAAGACAATTAGGAATTAGTACATTAAGTTCAGCATATTCTTTATGGCTTATGCTTTTTAATACTGATAAAAACGTATTGTGTATTGCTACTAAAACAGAAACAGCAAAAAACATGGTAACTAAGGTAAAATTCGGATATGATAATTTACCTAGTTGGATGAAAATTAAATCTTTAGAAAATAATAAACTTAGTATACGACTATCAAATGGTAGTCAGATGAAAGCCGTATCAGCTGCTGGTGATAGTGCGCGAAGTGAAGCCGTATCTTTGTTGCTTATTGACGAGGCCGCATTTATCGATAATATTGAAGAGGTATTCGTATCTGCCCAACAAACCTTGGCGACAGGTGGTGGATGTATTGCTATGTCTACACCATATGGTACAGGAAACTGGTTCCACAGAACTTGGGTAAAAGCAGAAGAAGGTCAAAACAGTTTTTTACCGATTAGGTTACCATGGGACGTTCACCCTGAGCGAAACCAAAGTTGGAGAGACCAACAAGATGTAGATTTAGGACCTAGAATGGCTGCTCAAGAATGTGATTGTGACTTTACAACTTCTGGTGACACAGCTATTGATCCTGCTATTCTAAACTGGTATTTGATTCAAGTAAAAGAACCATTAGAACGTAGAGGTTTAGATGGCAATCTTTGGGTGTTTGAAAGACCAGACTACTCAAAAATGTATGCTGTTGTTGCTGACTGTGCTCGAGGAGATGGAAAAGATTACAGTGCTTTTCATGTTTTTGACATAGAAACTAATACTCAAGTAGCAGAATATAAAGGAAAAATAGGAACTCGTGACTATGGTCATTTTTTAGTTGGTATAGCTAGTGAATATAATAATGCTTTGTTGGTTATTGAAAATGCTAACATAGGATGGGACGTAGTTCAAACAGCAATTGAACGAGGTTATCCAAATGTGTATTATAGTCCAAGACAAGACGCAGCTCTTACTAATGTAGAAATGTATTTAAATAAATTTGATTCCGGACAAGGAATGGTGCCTGGTTTTAGTACAACTTTACGTACTCGTCCATTAGTTATCGGAAAAATGATTAGTTATTTACATGAAAAGAGTGTAACTATTCAAAGTAAACGTACTTTAGAAGAATTAAGAACATTTGTTTGGAAACATGGTAAAGCTCAAGCACAAGATGGCTATCATGATGATTTAGTAATGGCTTTAGGCATTTGTATGTTTTTAAGAGACACAAGTCTTAAATATAAGCAAACCGGAGATCAATTAACTATAGCAAGTTTAGAAAATTTTGGAAAATCAACAACATCTGTAGGATCTAGTGTTTACCAAGGTGGAAGTTATCGAGGAATAGGCGGAGGAAATGGAATTCCTAACCAATGGAATATGGATATTGGTAATGGACAGATGGTAGATTTAACTTGGCTAATTTAATAATATTTATTATCATACATAAGAATGGCTATATTTGACAACTTAAAACGACTCTTTAGTTCTGATGTGATTATTAGAAATGTAGGAGGAGACGAACTAAAAATACTAGATACAAACAATATTCAAACAACAGGGGTATTGGCAACAAATTCTGTTGTAGATAGATTTAGTAGAGTTTACACAACATCTGGTATAGCAGCTTATGCTGGACAGATGGCTATAAATTATCCATCACTTCGTCCTCAACTTTATAGTGATTACGAATCTATGGATACTGATGCTATCGTAAGTAGTGCTTTAGATATTATAGCTGATGAATGTACATTAAGAAATGAATCAGGTGAAATGCTTCATATTCGTTCTAGTGACGAAAACATTCAAAAGATTTTATATAACTTGTTTTATGATGTGTTAAATATTGAATTTAATTTGTGGTCATGGACAAGGAATATGTGTAAGTATGGTGATTTTTTCTTAAAGTTAGAAATTGCTGAGAAATTTGGAGTATATCAAGTTATACCATTCTCAGCATTTAATATTTTAAGAGAAGAAGGAATGGATCCTAAAAATCCATCATACGTACGATTTAAATATGATGCGGCTGCTGCTGCTGGTTATGGAACAACAGCTGGAGGATGGGCAAGCTATGGTGGAGGACAAAAAGACGAAAACGCGTTTTATTTTGAAAATTATGAAATGGCTCACTTTAGATTATTAAGTGACTTAAATTATCTTCCATATGGTAGAAGTTATCTAGAACCAGCTCGTAAATTATTTAAACAGTATATTTTGATGGAAGATGCGATGTTAATCCACCGTATCACCAGAGCTCCAGACAGACGATTATTTTACATTAATATTGGTTCTATTCCTCCAGCAGAAGTAGAAAATTATATGCAAAAAATGGTGTCTAAACTTAAAAAGACTCCATTTATGGATGAAAAAACAGGTCAATATAATTTAAAATACAACGTAATGAATATGTTGGAAGATTATTATATTCCTGTAAGGGGTAATGATACTACAACTAAAATTGATTCTGTAAAAGGATTAGAATATGATGGTATTAAAGACGTAGAATACTTACGAGAAAAATTATTTGCTGCTCTTAAAGTACCTAAAGCCTTTATGGGTTATGAAAAAGACTTAACTGGTAAAGCAACATTAGCAGCAGAAGATATTCGTTTTGCTCGTACAATTGAACGAATCCAACGTATATTAGTGAGTGAATTGACAAAAATTGCATTAGTTCACTTATACACTCAAGGTTATGATGGTGAAGCTATGACAAATTTTGAACTTAGCTTAACTACCCCTTCAATTATTTACGATCAAGAAAGAATTGCATTGTTAAAAGAAAAAGTTGAATTAGCTAAATCAATTCAAGAATCAGGATTAATGCCTACAGATTGGATTTATGATAATGTATTCCACTTTAGTGAAGATGAGATTGATGAGTACAGAGATCTAGTTATTGAAGATAAAAAACGTCAATTTAGATACAAACAAGTAGAAGAAGAAGGAAATGACCCAGCAGAAACTGGACAGGCATATGGAACACCACATCAATTAGCTACAATTTATGGTAAAGGAAGATATACCCAAGTACCGAATGCTCCAACTGATATTCCTATAGGTTACGATGAAAACGAACCTAATATTGTAAGATTACCTGGTAGACCTCAAGAAAAAACTAGTATTAGAGACACTCAGCAAAGTCCATTTGGTAAAGATGCTTTAGGTCGTAAAGAATACTCATCATCTGATGATGGAGAAGACAAGTATGGTAAAACAAATCATAAAGGAGGTAGTCCTTTAGCTTTAGAAAGTAAAGCTCAATATTATAAAAATAAAATCATGTTTGATATGATGCCTAAACCTGAAAGTAGAAAAATTCATTTATTTGAAAGTAAAGATGACGATGGTATATTGAGTGAAGACAATATTATGCCTTTATAATTTTAGTACATATTTATTATTAGAGCTTCACATGAATCAAATTAAACATTCAAAGTATAAAAATACTGGAATTATCTTTGAACTATTAGTTCGCCAGGTAACTAATGATGTCTTGGCTACTGGAGATTCTTCTTCAGTAAAGATTTTAAAAAAATATTTTTCAAATACTGAATTAGCCAAAGAGCAAAGACTTTATAACTTAGTAAATACACAAGAAAGATTTACAGAAGGTAAAGCAGAAACTATTTTACAAACTATTGCTGAATCAGCTTTAAAGTTTGATTTACAAAAGTTAAATAAAGAAAAATATAATTTAATTAAAGAAATTAAAAAACACTACGATTTAAATAATTTTTTTAAAAATAAAATTAGTAATTATAAAACTAGTGCTAGTATTTATACATTATTAGAATCTTATCGTTTACCTTACTTTACAGATCCTAAACAAGTAGTAAATAGTAAAATTACTCTTTTAGAGCATTTAACTCAAAAAGAAATTATTAACAAAGAAAATGAGGAAATAAAAGAATTTTTACAAGAAAGTAAAGATATTCGTATTTTAACTTATAGAATGTTAATAGAAAAGTTTAATGACAAATATAATAATTTTACTCCCCAACAAAAAGTTATATTAAAAGAATACATCAATAATATTAATGATTCAGCTAAATTAAAAAAAGTAGTAAACGATCATTATAATTATTTGAAACTTACTTTAAGTAGTTTTGCAGAAAATATTCAAGAACCTGTTACAAAAATTAAAATAAACGAAGGTATTAAATTAATTAAACCTATCCAAAAGAATGAAGCTCCTAAAGAAGAACATTTAATTAATTTATTGCAATATTATGAGTTGTTAAGCGAAATTAAAAAAGTAATTTAATGGACAAAAAACAACTTAAAGAAAGAATTAAAAAGTTTACTGAAAATCGCTTAAAGGAAATGTCTACTGGAGCTGGTGCTACTAGTGGATTTCAAACAGGTACTGGTTACCAACATCAAGGTAAAAAACCAAAAACCGAAACTAAACAAAAAGTATTTCAAAAACCACCTAAAGATGGTAAAGGAATTCCTTCTGTATTTACACCAGGCGCTAAAGATTTAAGCGCATATACAAGTATTGGTTATAGAGAAGTAAAACCTAGTGAAATGATTGATGCTAAGTATCTTTGGGCTGGTAAAGGTGGATTAAAAGAAAATATTACTAAAATAGTAGATATTGATCCAAATCCTATGGATGATGTTCCCTCTATCAAAGTAGATTTAGTAAATGACCCAAATTCACCAGACGCATTTTTTAAAATGAGTGCTATGTATCATAGTGGTGATAATGGAAAAATGAAAATTTTTAGAAATAATCCAGGATTACAAAAAGCTGTCACTGCTTTACTACAAAAGGAATTTCAAAAAACTTTTAGAAAAGTAATTCATGGTACTTTAGGAGAACCTTTTGGATTAAGAGAAGCTACTAATCCTAAAGACACAATTAAAACAGATGTTCCTTTGTTTATTCGCTTATTAGAATATGCTCGTGAAGATGCCAAAACCGATATGGATCTTCATAATGTTACTGAAAATATTATTAAGTTAAGCGGCACAGGAAATACTCTTACTATGGCTAATTATGATACCATAGTAAAAAAACAAGAATTAAACGAATCACGTTATAGTCAGTTTAAAAAACAAACTGAAGTAGTTAAGCCATCTACACAGATGCAGGTTGCAATACGAGAAATAAGAAAACGTTTACAAGAAGTAAACAAAATCGCTAGTTACACAAAACAATTAAAAACTGAGTTGAGTGAAACTAACAGTGTTTCTTACAATAAGCGTACTGAAGCTTATTTAGGTCAATTGATGAAAGAAACAGCAACTTTATATCAAAATCTAAAACAAATAAAGGAAAATGGCAAAGGTAAAAACAAAAATATCGTCGACTAAGGTTTTTCAAGTAAAACCTAAACGTAAACGTCCTGGAGTTCATGCTAAAACAAAAGCAAGTAAATTAAAATCTAGTAAAAATTACTCAAAAAGATACGTAGGACAAGGATAATACATATTTATTACTATGAGTAATCCTAATAAATCTTATTTTGATAAATA